CTAATAGTAAAAGTTTTGAATGTAGATTAAACGAAAACCAAAGATATGTGTTAAAATTTGGTAACGACGTTAATGGAAAGCAGCTTCTTACTAATAGTATTGTTAGTGTTTTTTATCTTAAAAGTGACGGTGTTACTGGGCAAGTAGGGCCTGGCACTCTGGATGGCAATAAATTGTTTTTGTATAGACAGCCATTGTTTACAAGGATTTTTAACGACATTAAATCCAGCACAACCTATTTAACTGATTCACAGGCTGCTGCATTATTATTTTCAAACTCTTCTCCGAGCACAGTTTTCTCGAATTTGGAAACAACTACAGATATTCGAAATAATGCTCGTAATGCATTTAAAACACAATACAGATTAGTAACAACAAGCGATGTTGAGACTTACATTAAAAATAACTTTAACAATGTAATTAATGATGTCAGTGTATTGAATAATTGGGAGTATCTCGCTGAGCACGTAAGGTATCTTTATAATCTAGGCTTAAAAGCACCGAATAATGATAGTCGTATACTATTTAACCAGGTAACGTTTGCTGATAGTTGCGATTTTAACAACCTGTACATTTATATTATTCCTAAATTACAAAATAATAATAGTTTTAGTACAACTTTAAGAAATAACTATTTAAATACAGGTCTAAAAGATAAGATTATTAATGCTCTGCAAAATATAAAAATGGCTACCGTGGAAATGATAATGATGGATCCTGTTTATATTGCTGTGGGCCTGGGCGTAGGCAGCGCTGATGAGATTAATAATGAGCTGCTAACTACTAGTATTGTCGATGAAACAACACTAGTGATAGGAAGATCAACTGGTAGTCGATATTCAGAAGATGAAATAAAATCTCAAATAACAAATATTCTAACAAATTATTTTAGTGTTGAAAATTGCAAATTAGGGCAGACGATTGATGTTTCTTATCTTGCAGCGTCTATTTTATCAATTGAAGGGGTAACCTCATTAAAAACCCAGCGCGTGGTCAACGGTCAACGGATTATAAAAAGTGGTTTAAGCTTACTTGTATTTAACCCTGTTTACAGTGAGCCGAAAGAAGATATTTCAATAATTTCTCAAAATTTAATTTTGTCCCGATTTAAAATACCTTATCTATACAGACCAGAAAACATATTCTCGCAAATTGAAATTGTAACACCGGATACTCAAGAAAAAAGTATAAGGGAGTATTGATATGCCTGCACCAGGGGTAAGCATATTTACAACTGTAGTAAATGATAGTGATGTTTTTTCAGCAAAAAGCTATACTTTACCCAATACACCTTTTTATTTTATACCTGTTTGGGCAAAACGATTCAACATAGACGATTCTGTCAATTTTAGTCAGTATGAAATTATTTGGAATTTTGATGACGGTACAACTTTCATAGGTCCAAGTGCCAGTCATTTTTACAAATTTCCTGGTGTATATGAACCAACCGCGACGTTTTTTGATAAGCAGGGAAATGCCTATACTATTACAGTTAACTCTAAGCTTAGCGTTTATAATGTGTTCCCGGACACCATAGTATTTGATGCATTGTCCCCAACTGCGTTAGAAGGAATATACATGTTGCCTGCGGGTAAAAAGAGCGAGCCGTTGAAAATTTTTAGATATAATAGCTGGCAGCACGATGCATTTCTCTTTGAAAATGATTACACAGTAAACTTATATGCCTCAGGTTCTAAGAGCACATACTATTCACCAGAGGAATATTATAAAGGTAGATATTCTCACTTAAGAAACTTTTTTGGGTTTATAGAAACCACATCTTCCGTAAATAACACTCTTATTACTAAAATCGTTGATAAGACAACAACCACATCAGTGAGTGTTTACGCTACCCCAGCTTTTGATGTTTCAAATAACATCACATTTAGCTTTGCCACTTTATCAAGTATAGGTGCAGCGTTTGTTGGTACATCAGGCTCTGTGACGACACCAAATAAGTTTATTAGTTTTATTGATCAGTCACCATCGCCAAAAGGTAAAAATACTTTAATTTACTTGTTTGCTTCTCAAGATTCTACAGGCTTACAAGACAAATATACAATTGAAAAGGGACTTAAATCTTATTTTACACCTACACCTTACAGTGTGAATAATACACCTTGGCAAGTACAGTATCTCAAATCTGTATTTAATCCCGCTCAATCTATTAGCATCACTAGTAACGGAATTACTGTAGAAGGTGATACAGATACAACCGGGCCATTGTCTTCTGAACAAATTAATTCGTTTTCTATATATCCAATTAAATGGACAGACTCAAAGATATCGTTTTGCTGTGTATTTAAAGACTCAGATAATTTTACAACAAAAAATTATCCTCCAATAACTAAATTTAGATATGATGGTAAATTGCCGACAGAGGTAAACTCTATAAGTCTCAGTCTAGTTGAATATCAACCCCCCGGCTTTAGAACTGATATTCTACAAACTCAGAACGTAGTAGAAGATAAAGCTATAAGAATACAAGATGCAGTTTTTGAGAAGAACTTAACAATTCCACAATTTGAAAATAGTAGTTATTTTTGTGGCACTGTTAAAACCGACACCGCAGTGCCTGTAGCTGCCATAAGTGCTTGTGCTTTAATTGTAGATGAGCCTATTTTAAATCTAGGGATTACCTACGGGTATGCTGGTCAACCTGGGCTAGGTAATATTAAGAGATTTAAAAAGAATATTACTATGGATCACTGTAATTCTGAGAATTTGCAGTTTCAAATTTTAGCCGCAGGAACAAATGCAATAACCACATCAAATAATTCGAGCATTGGAATATCGGTACTACCTAAGGGCAATTATAAGATGGGTGAGAATAGGGTGTACATCACTGATGCAGACAATGACACGATAAAGGTGTTTAATAACGATGGCCTGATACTTGGTACTATAGATTTACGAAATGCATTGGTCTATTCTAGTGAAAACAATATACCTGTACCAATAAATCTGCTTGGTAGTTTAAGCAGCGCGTCCCCCGCTAGTATTGCAATTGATGGAAACGGCGATGCGTGGGTTTCCTTGTACGATAGCGGGTCATGTTTTAAATTTGACTACACAACCTTAACTATAACAGCCTGTGCTGTACCATCATTAGCAAATGTTAATTATCTATATTCAGACTATTACAATGTAAGTGGGTTTGCAGGTGAAAATAGCCTATTACCTGCGTGTATTGATACAGATACTCAAAATAATATCATTGTTGGGTATAGTCACCCGATTAGTGGTCTTGTTGTTAAGTACGACACAAACGGAAATCTACTCAAAGCAATTAACATCCCTGTTAATTTCTCAATTCAGGAGCTAATAGTCGATGGTGTAGATAATATATACGGGGTGGTAAAGAATCTTTTACGTAACAGATCAAACCCTCACTTTGTAGAGGATTATTTGTTTAAATGGGACAAAGACTTAAACCCGGTAGAAAATTTTCCTGTAATAATTAAAAATATTGGAAGCGCGACTATAGATTTAAACGAAAATATATATGTAAACAACCAGGCTTCAAAATTCACTAGAGTGACACCTACCGGTGAAATTACTACAATAGATTTACCCGTTTACCCGGAAACCTATCTCCAGTCTATAGGTGGTATTGCCTGCGACGAAGAAGGCTTTATCTGGATAATTCATAATCAAACTGGTAAAATTTATTTCTATCCAATTGAAACGTTGCAGCAGCTGCCTTTATCAGGTATTTTTAGCGGTGATTTACCCGATATTCAGCTTACCACTTCTCTAGGTAGCCAGGCTATATATTCTGTAGCTGGCGATTGGACTGGTATTAGATGGATAAACAAGTATATTGCCGAAGCTATTACCTTGCCACGGTACATATATGGTAAAAGTAATTTGTTTGCTATATACGAAAATAAACCTGTGATCGCAAAAATAAACGAGAATTTTGATCAAGCAGCAACTCTCAAGAGTTACGCTTTACAAGAGTCAATGATTAATAAACCCGTGCTATTTGATGATTTTATAGGACAGATTGTTGGCGATAGTGAGAGCTCACCCACAGATCTCGGTAAAACTATTTACGAAAAAATTGCTAACTTTACAATTAACAATAGCGATATTGACGTTTGCGAATTAGACTCCTTAAGGAATCATTACGAAAGTATGGGCAAAGATTTAGAACAGTTCGGGGTTAATTACCCGCCTAAATTACGAAGAATAATGAACCTGCTAAGTATAAAGCAGAGTAAACTACTTGGATCGCCAAACACGTTTAATCAAAATTTTGATAAGTCATCCTACAATCAAAATAAACAAAACTTAGGCGAAGAAATATCAATTGAAAAAGGCACGTTTATTGCGGGTGAACCTATTATTAGTTATGAGAAGTTTGGTGAGAAGTATAAATTAATTTACAATACGATAGTCCCTCATACCAACGGTACTTTTTGTTCTGCAGGAGAGGTTTGCCCTTTAAGCGGTATTAATTACAACTGGGGATGGGGGCTAGTAACATCTAACAATAACGTATCCGGGGTAAGCATTGGACAATTTTATAGATTTTATAAATACATACCATACATGCCTTTAACACCGATTGATAGTATAATTGACTTCAACAATAGTCAAAATACATTTACAAATATGCAGAGCTCTTATGACACGTGGACCGCGTACGGTGGCAAAATGGATGTGGCAATATCTAGAGCACTACACGAAGGGCTTAATCTATATGATTAATTCTAGTATAGTAAATAACGACTTTTTTGCTAAAGACTCGATTGAGCCTTTTACATTTTTACAATGGTTGACACAGAGTACTTTCTCGAATTCTGACGTTAATATACAGTTTACAAACTATAAAAAATATATTTTAAGCTGGACGGAGAAGAAATCTTTGTCTAAGAAAGAGTCAAGCAAAACATTACAATCAGCATACGTACAGGTGCTTAGGGAAATAACTCTAACCTACAGTACAGAAGAGGAAAAGAGATTTATAACGAACGCAGATTTGACGAACCCTAGCGATATAGAGATTATTTTACCTTTCTTCATTAATAGATTAAAACAGATATGTCTGTACTACAGTATTGCGCGTGAAAGACTGAAGTACACTACTATTGAATATAATCAGCGAGGTACAAACATTAGCATTGAAAAAGCTATTAAAGATTTAATTTTTTCTACCGCGCAGCTAGATCTTTCGTTTGATAATTTACCGACTTTTTTCCCACCAATATCTGCCATAGCTCAGGATTTATCTATATTTATCGAAGAAATATACGACACAACTCCGGACTATTTTAATCAAACTGCCCCAGAAAAAAAGTTAAATAAAACCACGCTACAAAATATCAGCTCTACAAATATAATATTTGACACACTTTATGTAGATTTTAAACAAGCGATAATAGATGCAATAAACTATTATCCTTTTTATATAGATAGTATAGTGGGATTGTTTTCTGTAAATCCTGCGTTATCTGGTACTGAATTAAACTATCTTAAAAATAGGGATTTTATAGAATACATTAATACTGGTTCTTCACAAGATTTAAAAATTAACTTACTCAAGAGACTAGCGCCAAAATTTCTAGCTAATGATTTTTATTATTTAAGTACTGGCAATTCAGTAACTAACACTATATCAGGTATATTGTTTTCTACTGCCCCGCTATCCGGGGCCCCTACTCTTAATTTGCTTAATAGAACTAACCCTACAGTCGCCACGGTCCCAAATACAGATAATCTCTACACAGCGTATGAAATAGGAAAGTTTTTTTTACCTCAACATCAAGGCATTCTGGTGTATGCGACACCGCAGAAAAAATATTACATTGATAGTAAAAAACTACAACCCAATACAGTTTATGCATTTCCTGACCCCGATGCTTTAGGCAATGTTAATTACAACAATGCTACAGACGAGTCGTTGTCACCTTTAAGTTACATTGTCGATGTAACATGGAACAAAACAAGTAGAAGCAATCAATATAAATTCGGTGATGTTTTTGCCACGCCTTATAATTCTTTTTATTATGGATATCAAAGCAGAGAGCAAGACCTCAATCAAAGTGCTTCGGGAGTAAGCAGAATTCAAGACAACATAGATTTCTGGAGCGGCGACAAAAGCAATATATGGAAAAACGACGATATATGGCCCGGTATAGATGTACTAGACGAATATCCGTACAAAAAGAGACAGGATTCGCTACTTATTGATACTGGTACTCCTGTATATTGGGGTAGTGATATTTTTAATAATGACTTTTCCTTAATAAAGCAAATAGATGACCTAAAACCGGCAATAGGTGGTCAGACCAGTAATGGTGCTGCGCCTGGTCAAAATACTATACTAAGTCAACAAGTAAATTACATGAAAGAAAAGTCGATTTACGATAAAAAATATTCAGCACCTGGTATACTTTATTTTCGTGATAATTCCAAAGGCACAGTACAGCTAGGGTACGACGCATTAAGTGCTGTTATTTTAAGATACCCGTCCTCTATTGTGGGTGATATAAAAAATAATGTTTTCTATTTTGCAATTTACGGCAATACATTTGTAATAGAGACAAGTGGACATGTTATAGTTGATAGCTTTGAATACAATTACGATAAACTTACAATAGAGTCCATCACCCCGCAGGGGCTTATTTTCAATAAAACTAACAATGGTTCAAAACTTGAAAAGTTTATTGGCGAGTGGTATTCAGAGAAAAATAATCTTATTTATTTATGTTTTTTAAAGGTAAAAAGTGACGGCGTTAATTCAAACTATAAAGTTGTGTACCCTGCTATCTACGAAGTCATATTGACACCCCTTCAGAGTCGGGTTGTTTATCCTAACAAAGAAACGGATCTTGTACCTGTATATTCACTTAGTGGGACATTACTTCAACCGCCCCAAGTTAATTTAACTAATATTGATGGGGCGAGTTTTGAATTTTTGAATAAAACTAATATCTTTAACATTACATATTTTGGTAAAAATTTAAATAGTATGCCTTTTATTGTTAATGAACAAATATTTAAGAATGAGCCGTATTTTAAAACGTATAATCCTCAGTTTTTTCAGCCTTTTTATTTTATAGTGGATAATAATTATTATACGCCCACACTTCCATTCTTTGTTAAATATGTAGGCGCTTCTACCGGTTTAGTAGGGTCACATGCGGTAAATAGTGGTAGATTCAACTCACTCACTTTTGATTTATCGAGCATAAACTATACATACTGCGATGGTGCTAAGCCTTTACAGCTTAATGCACTAGCAAGCTATATTGTTCAGTTTGATTGGCAGACTTACAGCGAAGTAACTATGTTTATCGGGTGTTCAGGTTATATTGTGAGAAAAATAGATGATTTTTTGCTTTGGAACGCTTACAAACCTAATGCTAGCTACCTCTTTAAAGATACCACTATTTCCTCTTATCAAGAAAAAATTTCTTCTAATAGCTTAATGATTCCGATTACCTCGTACATAACACGTCTTACAGATGATGCAACGCTAGTTAAATTTGATATAGTTTCAGATCACCCTACCTTTAAAGCACCAATTTGCGATAATCCTAATGATATATATCGTAAAATAACCGTTATTAAAGCTGGCCCCGGCCGCGGACAAGTACTTTCTGATCCTTTTTGTATAGACTGCTCTGATAGAGGTAATAAATGTTCTGAAGATTTTGGTATTAATACAACAGTTAGCTTTATAGCAAGTGCAGACTTTTTTAGCTACTTTGAAAAATGGGAGGGCGGTGGTTGTGGTGAAGTTAATACAGACTGTATCTTTACCGTAACTACAGCAGTTAATTTGACTGCTTATTTTGGTAAAGTAACAGTAGTCGATTTATTACTAAGAACACCTGCGGGGTCAGTTTTCTCACAAGACGGCAGGGTAAGAGTAACTGCGGGAGATGGGTCAGCAGGACCAGCTACTGCCACTATACCCTATCCCATTAATACTATTATTACGCTCTCCGCGGTGTACCCCGTTTCGGGCTGGGCGATGTACGGGTATGATGGAGGAAGATGTACCGGTGTTCAGGGATTAAGATGTACGTTTGGAATCAATACAGACATGACAATTGACGCTCGTTATGTTAGATTTTATGAATACCCTCTTAGAATAAACCTAGCATCTTATATTGCGGCACAATCTGCGAGAGACGATAGTGTTGCAATCGGTGTCGATAATGTAGATGACGGAATTCGTTCAGATGCATTTTTCTATAATTATCGTTGCAATAATGCATCATGTACATTTATACTAACAGGAACAAATACAGAGCGCTATAAAAATCAAATTGCAACATTGTGTGCGAGACCTTCCCCGGGTAGAAAATTAAAATATTGGATTGGAGAGTTAGCTTGTGATCAATCTGAATTTACCAATGTAGTGCTTTCTGAAACCCCTGCGGAAATTTTAAATACAGGCTATACATGTCAGCTTGAAATGAATACCTACAGGGAAACTACAGCAGTATTTGACACCGGGTACTACACATTGACAATAGTTGTTACAGGGGACGGTTTAGGGCACGTATTTACTGAACCGCCTGATCCATTCTTTAAAAAAGAAGTTGAAGGGGATCAGCCCCCCGAT